GGGATACCGAGTCCAGAAGCCCCGTAACTAGGAGGGCACGGTGACGCCTTTTAAGCGGCCGCACCATCTCAATGGAGACTACGAAATCTCTAAAGAGGTCTTCCTAATTACGTGGAGGTTGAGCGAATGTGTTTGCCTTAACGACGCGACCCCTGATTAAAGGGGCGCCGAGAGGTTCACTTACACCCAACTTCCTTCCTGGACCCGCAACTTTATTTCCCAAGCACGGATGTATCTTCCCAATTCGATTTCGAGATATCCTGAGATCTCAGGACATCAAGAATCGACTTGACGACCATACTCTGAGCCAAGGAAATGGAGTGCGAGGCTCTCATTGAGAACACACCCTTTGAAACATGATACTTGGACAGACTGAGTGCGGAGAAATCCGTCTCAGGGCCAGGATCCAAAATAGCATTACTAATCAAGTAATCTATACTTGCATCTATGGTCCTGTTCAATACCATGATCATTGGATGTGCCTCTCTAAGAGACGCGCGGTATGCCTGACCAGGCAAGTCCCGGAATTCCCGTTTGAGATCTTCGTCAAGCCGTTTATGGATAACGAAGGTATCATTCTGGAATTTCGCGAGGTCTCGTTCGACAAGTTTCTGCTTCGCCTTACTAACGACGCGTCTCGCGACGCTAGTAAGTCTGGATGAGCACTTAAGCCCATCCAACAAGGAAGTAGAAAGGTGACCGGGGAACCACGTGGCTACTGTTTCTAGTAGCGGCGCGTAATCCCCCGTCACTTTGCATTTTTGCAACGAGTCGAACACCATATACAGTTTTATGACACGCTCGCAGTGTTGCGGACGTCCATAAATACGGTAAATGGTTGAGACCAGGTCCGGGTGCTTGCTGGTAGGCAGACACCAACCGTGGTGCTGTTGCGTCAATAGGTAGTTATGAAGGAGAGAGTACTTCTTCCATACTGCCCGAAGACCGGAGACACCGAACCCTGTTATTTCGTTCCCTTTATGCACCCATCTTTTGGCAAATTCATACGTGTCGACCGACACATGTGTTTTCGCCTCAGATACGGGCATATCAAGAACTAATAGCAGAGCGCGGTACTCCGTTGCAACGGCTGCATTGGCAATAACTAAATCATCACCTAGAAGCGCGTAGTCACGGAAGTGGGGTATACCCGCCCTTACCGCGGCCATGCGAACTAGGTAGTGATGAGTTAGAGCCATTGCGCACCACGACGAATAAGCTCCCATGGGTTGACCGCATGCGTATTTTGCGACGCGTGCCATCCCAGAGAGCGTATATTCGTACCCTGTCAGAATATGGGCCCACGCATCA